CTACTAAAGAAATCATCTGCTAAATGGTTGGCAACGAACGCAAATTCGTCTAAGAATATAATATTGAATGACATACCTCGAACAGCTGATGCAGAGGTAGATGCCGCAATGATCTTGGATTTGTTTTCCAACTCCATAGATCCTTTGTTCCATGCAATGATACCCTGTTGCATCCACTTGGGCAAGTTCTCATATGCAATTTGTAATCTACCTAGTAGATCTCTGGCAGTCTGAGCTTTGTTTGCAAGAATACCTATAGTTACACTATCATTGAAGATGGCATAGTGCAACAGATAAGATACCACAGTCGTTGACTTACCTGACTGTCGAGGCATCTTACAGATGTTGAATCTGTTATTATGGAAATTATTAACTAACTTCTCTTGGAAGTCATACATCTTGAATGGTACTAGACCTTCATCCAAGTTGATGATCTGTACATACGTCTGTGCAAAATACACAGGATCTTGAGCACACTTTAAAAACTCAGCAACTTGTTTCTTTGTGAAGTTCTGAGCAACGTTTGCTTTTTTTAGATTAGGGTTTCCAAGGTATTGTACATTATTATCAGGCATGATTTATGCGTCAATTACTAATAGGGGTTTCGTAGGATCTTTGTCACTGGCATCAAAGTATAAGACTTTACTGCCTGGATATACTTTGTTCAATTCATACTGAACATTCTTTTTTAAGGGTCGTGCTCTTTGAGGAAAAAACATCTGAATGAACTTAGTCTGTCCTCTAAATTGAAAAGTAATAGTATAGGTTGCACCATACTTATTCAATCTCTGCCAGTTACCTTCTTCGTTGATTGATTTGAAACTTTTCATTTGGTGTCCTTTTTCATTTGTTTTAACATCTTTTGTAAGTCAGCAGTGCTTCCTACAAACAAAGAGTTATTGGTAACATTGGTAGTGTTCTTCTCTTTGACCTCATCAATGTCCTTCATTTTTTTCTGGAGATCAATTAGTTTATCTGCTGTATCTGCAACGTGTTTGATAAGTTGACCAGCAACCTCATACGCCCTTGCAGAGTCAGACTGTTGTGCAACATCTAATGCACCGTCCACTGCCTCTTGACCTTTCTCTACTAAAGAATACAACTGAGCTCTACTATATTTGTAGTCCTTCTCTACGTCTTCTTCATCAGACTTGAGGTGTTTAGGACTAGTTCTTGTAGGTTTGGCAACAGGTTCTTTCTGTATTATTTCAGAAGAAACCTCTAGTGCCTCATCTATAGAGTCGAAGTTCTCATCTTCAATCATTTTTCAACGTCCCTACTTTGGCTCTCAGAGTAGATAGTTCCATCTGATTTGTAATCTGTGACAGTTTCACCGAATCCAAAATCATCACCAAACTCAACTACCCTTTCGATGATTTGAGTATCATCTTGAGCATTGATAACATTTATAGGAATATTTATGTCATGTGCTACAATTTCACTAGTAAACTCACCTCTCTTAACTGTTAGTCTATTTCCAGATACACCTCTAATCAACATCTTCTCATCATCAATTTGTATGTAATCACCTTTATTGAATGGAGTTGCACTGTTGACATTAAATTCCGTTACTGTGGTATCAATAACCTCATTTGTTCTAGCGGTGTCATCTGTATTGTAATCTTGGACTGCAATAGGAACAGCAGTATATCTTTGTTGTCTTGTTGCGATCTTGATGTTTTGTGTCTCTGAATAGTAATCTGTCTGTACTTTCTTGATAAGTCCGTCACTACTGTTGTTAACAGGTCCGAATAGGTATGTCTTACAAACAAACGATAGCGTATATACTAATGCTCTTCTGGTGAGGAAGTCATCCTCATAGTTATCTTCCATCTGGATCCCCTCCAGAGTGATAGGCATATCTCTTTTCTCTCCAATGATATCTACCAAATCAATAGTAAGATTAAATGCTGGTTGGAAGTAAGGAAGTATCTGTTCTAAAATCTGTATCGCATCCTCATTCAATTTTGCAAGGATACTCAGTTGCATATTGATGTTATATGGAACTGGCATGAATGTCTTAACAAGATTTTTAGTCTTCTTATTGACCGACTTGAAAGATTGCATAGTTGATACCTTTCTTGTCGAATCATAATTCATCCCAACTACTTCAAAAGACATCCTTGGTAGAGTAAGTGTTGTACCAACACCATCTTGATAATCTCTACCTTGAGTCACTCTAGCTAAAAATTTCTGCTGAGGTCCATACGACACTGGCACCTTTATCACACTGACTGTCTTTCCTGACTTGTCAGTATGTTGTATTTCTATATTATTAAAGAGTGTTCCAAAAGACACGATTGTCTTCCGAATAATCTCATGATAGAAGTGATTCGTTAACATAATATTAGCACTTTATGAAACTATTTAGAATTCCCCAAAAGGATTTCTTTCTGTGAAGTCTAAAATTTGATCTGCCTCTGTTTCTATTTCGTCATTTGCAGCGAAAGGAACGTCATTAAATTCCTCATCAGTAGAGAGGATTCTGTAACTTGCAGCAGCACCAACGATTGTTTGTCCTACTATAAAGTCACCACTTGCCGCAACAACTTTGAGGATGTTGTTTGCAGTATCCCAGTTAGCAACGTATGCACTTGTGCCTGAAGATACTTGTGTTACTATCTCATCAACTTCAAACTCTCCGAAGAAATCACTTGTTACTGATTGGATACCAACATATGCGGTTGTATTAGTATAACCAGCACCAGCATTACTATATCTAATCTCTGTAACTGTACCAGCAGTGCTAATGATTGCCTCTGCCTGTGCGTTCTGCAAGAGAGGTATTGTCTCGTTAGACTGTTGTATATACACAGAAGTAATACCAACTGTAGGTGTAAACGTATATCCTCTACCACCAGTAGTAATTCCTATAGGTCCTAAAACTGCATCAGAAACTATAGCAGTGGCAGCCGCTCCAGATATAGGACTACCCCCACTGAATACAACTAGAGGTGGTGTTGTATATCCTGTGCCTGGATTTGTTAGTAAGATTCTATCAATAGCTTGATTTGAAATACCATCTCTAGTTGTCATAATTGCAACAGCAGTTGCTTGAGTTCCTATATCTGGTTGTTCGATAGTCATGATAGGAATTGAAGTATATCCCCATCCCTCGTATTCTATTGTCAATGCAGAAACAACTCTATTTGCATTTGTTGTTGCTCTGACTATAGGAAGTTCATTATCCAATTTACGAATGAACTGTGCAGTGGTTCCTGTTTGTGCATCTGTATTCTGGGATGTTTCAGTGCCTGGCACTTGCGATGCAGTAGAACCTCTAAGTGCATTATCACCAGTTAAGTTAATAGTGATGTGGTCTAAGTAACCTTCCCATGATGCAGTTTGTGAAGGAATGAAACCTTGTCCTGAAGCATCAGCACCTAAATTCAGGAGATCGCCTGCAAAGAACATGATTGGGTTTGCAGTATTGAGACTGTTACTTACAGTTCCATTTACAGATATAGTTGCATCAGTATTGTACTGTTCTACTCTGATAAAGTTCCAAGCATTTAGATTCAGTTGTGTAGTATTTTCAATAGATCCAGAACCAGAAGCAAAGATAATATTACCTGTTTCTCTATAGTATATCTTAAATCTATCAGTCCACATGATAGTTCCACCATTCACTGCTGGATCAAACTTAGTTGGATATAACCAGAAACTTAATGATAATCTACCATCACCAGTATCTCTAGCATCTACGTTATTTGTAAACTTAAAGTTAGCACCAATTACATCTGTTATAGATGTATGATGGAGTGAGTTATTACCAAACTGTATCTGAGCAGATGTAGTTTTGTTTGGAGGTGTAAATGAAATACTAGGAACACTGAGATAATTAGATCCAGAATCAGTAAGAGATACAGTATCAATACCACCTTCAGCGATAGTTACTGTACCAGTTGCTTGGTTTCCTCTGGTTGGTTTGAAGATCTGTACAGAGGGAGTTCCTTTGTAATTACCATCATCTACTAGTTGTATGCGTTGAATTGATTTCACGCCTGGAACTGTAGATGCCAGAGACACATATGCTAAAGCGTTCTCGTTATCATCTCTCTCTAACCTAAGAGTAATCATATTGCCGCGAGTGATGATACCATCATCCACATCTTCACCATTCTTATCGGTAAGTCCATCAGGTAGATCGATAACTTCATCTTCTGGTTCAAAGATCTCACATCTAAACTCATACATGAAGAGTTCATTTAACTGGTAGAAAGGAACTTTTCTTTCAATATATTTGATTTCAAATAGAGCGTTGTCAAGAGGTAAATATATTAAATCTCCTTCATTTGGATGAGCCGCATTTGCCCTTTCCCCTTCTGGGAACTGCTTTATGAATGGAGTGATAAAATCATCATACCTTTCTTTAGATACTACAAGAGTAATCTCATCCTGATCTCTAACACCAAACTTAGTCAGAACATCAGAAGGAGTTCCAAATCCATCTACATTAGTAAGGTATGCTTCCAATCTAAAACTATCGTCAAACTTAGACGCAGTAATCTCTCTGATCACTGTGTTCTGATTGATGATTCTTCTAGGAAGATACAATACATCCTGTCCGAACAACTTTAAGTGTTCGTTCACCAAGTCTTGAACTAGTCTTTGTTCACTTGGAGATCCATGTAAAAAGAAAGGTGATAGAGGCATTTATCCAACAAAGTCTAGGGGTGGCATTGCATACTCTTGCATTAACTTCTCATCGAGTTTTTCTAACTCTCCTACTGCATCGTCATATATCTGTCTACCATTTAGTTCTAGTCCGCCAGGCAACTTAACACCAGTGAACTTAATGAGATTCTGACCCCATTGACGTTTGATGAGTGATGTTACATATTGCTTCAACCAGTGATCATTGTAAACATTGCTTTCACTTTCTGGGTCTACAACTCTAAAACAGTCTATAATTAAGAAATTATTATCAGTCAGTTCTTTTACATTCAGATCCATGTATAATCTACTGTTCTTCTTATTAAATCTTACTTGAACATCGGGATTCAACATGTAATCTAGAGTTTCTAGATATGATTTTGTCATGGCATAGTTCAATAAATCGATCGCTCCGTAGTAGTATAAATCATTAAGGAAGATCTGATATTTGATATTGAACATACCCGCCGAGATGGTGGATGAGTCCATTTTAAATACCTTATTGACTGCAATAACAGTATCAGGTAGTGGAAGGTAGTTTGCACCCTCTGTATAGTCGATAGAAGCAATGCCGCCAGCAGTGCTGGTTGCAGTTGTAGTAGAAGCAACACCAATCATGGTTTGTTTCTCTTGTTCAGTAATCTTATGCTTTAAGAATACTCTATCAATACCTTCACCATGTCTTTCATGAAACAACTGGATGGCATCGTCGATTAGATCATCTATCTGATCATCGTCAACATTGATCTCAAGAACAGGCTTTCCAAGTTTCCTAAGAGCATATTCTTTCAATCCGTCTTTACTATTGGGTTTTGCCATTCCCTCTATTCATAAGTTCTCCGAAGTATTTAGTTAAGTGAAAAAGTATTTTATCGATGAAGCGGAAACCTTCGCTATCAACACCCCTGTAGACGCAACTGTAGAACTCATGGGATGGGAGGAGTTCCCTGTAGTTTACATTGATAACTTCTACAAGAATCCAGACAAGGTAAGGAATCTGGCATTAAGAACACCAGGCACCAAATGTCCCAGAATACTGGGTGGAGTTCCTGGCGAGAGAGTAGATATGAATATGAATCTTGATCATATGCACGAAATATGGCTTGAAATAGCAGAGAACGTGTATGGATTAGAACAGAAAGATAGAAAGGCATTTGAAATGTCATGTATGAACGTCTCCTTTTCAGTCAATGTTACTCAGTCTCATTGTAGAAGAAAAAAACCACATATAGATTTATCAGATGTATCGGACAGGGGATGGGCTGGTGTCGTGTATCTCAACAAACCCAAAGAATGTAAGGGTGGCACTGGGTTTTATACATATAAAGGACAACAAGTTAATCCTAGACAAGATGGAATATGGCAAGAGGAACATGTTTCAGATAGTGTAGGTCCATGGGATCTGATACACCTTGCTGAGATGAAATATAACAGAATGGTAATGTATCCATCAAATGTTCTTCATGCTCCTTATGATAAGGAAGGATTCTTCACCAACGACGTATACAGATTAACTCAAGTATTTTTTATACCATTAACATAATGCACAATATTATTCTTACAGGATCAAATGGGTTTATAGGTAAAGCATTTGCAAAAAGAATTGGAGGTGAAAATTTATATCAAGTAGAACAATCACATGCTTTTGAGTTCTTGAATCAGTATGATAAGTGGGATGAGGTAGATTACATCCTTCATCAAGGAGCAATATCAAGTACAACTGAGACAGACGTAAGTAAGATTCACAAATACAACGTAGAGTTTTCAATCAAACTATTTGAAAAAGCAATAGAACACTCTATTCCAGTCAAATATGCCTCAAGTGCGTCTGTCTATGGTAAGATACATGCTGACTTTGGATACTTAAAAGGAACTATCAATCCCTTAAATTTCTATGCACTGAGCAAAGCAACTGTAGATTATTGGGTTCTAGATCACATAGATGAGTTTGAATTGATACAAGGATTTAGATACTTCAACGTGTATGGAGAAGGTGAAGAACATAAAGGAGATCAAGCAAGTCCTATAAGTAAGTTTACCAAACAAGCAAAAGAGGATGATATAATCAAACTCTTTGAAGACTCAGAATATGCCTTTAGAGATTTTGTATGTGTAGATGATGTGGTAGATGTTGTCCTAGATAATACGGCAGGGAGCGGCATCTATGATGTTGGGACTGGCAATCCTATCTCTTTCCAAGAGGTTGCAGAATTGATTGCCAAAAAAGAAGGGGCGGAGATTGAAGTAATCCCCTTCCCCAAACATCTAGAAGGTAAGTATCAAGAATATACATGTGCAGATACCTCATGGTATCAACATGATTATAAATCAGTATCCGAATATCTTAAATTACCAGCAACAACTACTCTACCATCACATTCATTTTCTGGTACAGAATGTAGTTCATCTTGAAAAATGACACACATTCCTTCATGTGGTTGAATAATATATCCATCAAAGTTTAAAGGAGAACTGCCTGGCGGAGTAGAAACATAGTAAACAAATGAATACTCATTTTTGCCATGTCTATGTTCGTAAGCAAAATCACCGTAATTATATACAGCACCCCATAATTGATATTCTATTTTATCTGAATCTAATTCTAATTTTTCTACAACCCAATCTTTTAACTTAATAAAAGGTTTAGGGTATGTATTGTATCCTGTATGTTTTTCTACTGCAAGATTAGTAAATTCATCTGTGTCATTAGGCAAAAAATCTATCCATGATCTCAGTTCTTTGTTCAAAGATAAATCAGGATAATCTACAATATCAATCATTGAACATGGGCATATCGTAGTTTAGATTTATAAAAGCAGTTAGTATATACTTGTCGTGAGATATATTAATATTAGATCCGTGTGGGAACATCCAGTTACAGGGGAATATAAGTATTTTGCCTCTTTCACATCTACATCCAATATTCCAATCAGGAAAGAATGTTTCTCCTCCCTCATCCACATCATTTAGATATATGATGCAGGCAAATAATCTAGATATAGTTCCTCCATCTAGTTGATCTACATGAGTTTTAAATATACCTTCTCCCTTTGGATACACTCTGATTGTATAATCTAATATTGCAAGATCTGATGCTGGTAATACTGGTAGTTCGCATCTATAGTTCATGTATGCGTCTTGAATAACTTGTGTCATCAAGTTTGCATACTTATGGTGAGGTTCAAACTGAAATTGAGTACAATTTTTATGATCCTTGTTTACTAACTTACCTTTATATTCACCATCAATAAAATGTTCTACTTTGCCATCATCATGTAACTGTGTGTTGTCCCAAAAATATTTTATTAATTCATCACACTGATCTTGAGATAGAACATCTCTTTCAACATATATCATGTCGGTAATGTTCTCTATCATATTAGATCGCCAGCTAAAATTCTATGTGAATCAGAATCCATATGTTCTGTACTGAACTCAAATAGTTCCGTATCTTCCAAAGCATACATTCTATGTTTTAGTCCAATAGG